AACTATACAGACCGTACTGATGAGACAGTAGCTACTATTAATAGGCCTGATACTGGCCCCGACTCGCCGCTCATGGATTCTTTTGATCCGTGTCCCGAGGGTTATCAGACTGATCCGGTAACGGGTATGTGTGTTCCTGTAATGGGCGCGGAGCCTGAGCCTATTCCGTTTCCTGACCTTCCGGGTGGTGGCGGCGGCGGCGGCATGACTTCTCCTGTTCTTCCTTTGATGGACTACACTCAACCTATAGATTACACTGCCCCNAGAATCTCGCCTCCTGTTCCTNAAGGCATAGCTGGAATACCTCGCACACCGATTATAGGTTAGTTATGAACTGTCGGCACTGTGGTAAAGAGATTGAGGAGGATACGGTGGACAAGGCTCCTTCGTGTTCCTCTTGCTATCTGCCTTGGTTTTTCTTTTTAGCTCGGAGGGACTATGAACTGTTGGCATTGTAGTACCGAGTTAATTTGGGGCGGGGACCATGACATAGATGACGATGAGGACTATGTTATGGAGACGAACTTGTCGTGTCCTAGATGTAGAACGTTGGTAATGGTTTATTATCCCGCAGAGGAACAAGATGACCCTTCAGAGCTTTGACGCGCTTCCCGAGGAGGCGTTGAAAGAAATACTGGCTTTAACTGAGGCCAAGAAGCGGCTTGATTTGCAAGAGCAGGCGCAGAACAAGTTCATGCCGTTCGCGCATCATGTGTATGAGAACTTCATTGAGGGGCGTCATCACAGGGTGATTGCGGAGAAGCTGGAGGCTGTGGCTCGTGGCGAGTTGAAGCGGTTGATTATTAACATGCCGCCTCGTCATTCGAAGTCCGAGTTTGCGAGTTACCTGATGCCTGCATGGTTTTTGGGTAGGAACCCTAAACTAAAGATTATTCAGGCTACCCATAATACAGAACTAGCTGTACGTTTTGGTAGGAAGGTCCGAGATTTAATTGACGATCCTGCGTATCGGGAGATTTTTCCGGACACGAGTTTAAAGGAAGACAACAAGGGCGCGGGAAAATGGGGTACTGACAAGGGCGGCGAGTACTTTGCGGCGGGTGTTGGTGCTGCGGTCACGGGTCGTGGTGCGGATTTGTTTGTGATTGACGATCCACACTCGGAGCAGGACGCTATGAGCGACAGTGCTTTTGACAATGCGTATGAGTGGTACACTTCTGGCCCTCGTCAGCGTCTACAACCGGGTGGTGCAATCATAATTGTCATGACTCGGTGGGGTAAGAAGGACTTGACGGGTCGTTTATTGGCCCGACAGGGCGGCGATGTGATGGCGGACAAGTGGGAAGTGGTGGAATTTCCTGCGATTATGCCTAGCGGCAACCCTTTGTGGCCTGAATTTTGGGAAAAAGACGCATTACTGGGGATTAAGGCGTCTTTGCCCGTGTCAAAGTGGTCTGCGCAGTGGCAACAGACGCCCACGGCCTCTGAATCTGCGATTATCAAGCGCGATTGGTGGCAACCGTGGGAGGAAGACAAGGTTCCCACGTTAAAATACGTCATGCAGTCGTATGATACGGCGTTTTCGAAGAAAGAAAGCGCGGATTACAGCGCAATTACGACTTGGGGCGTGTTTAATCCGCTAGAGGGCGGCCCTGACCACATAATTTTGATGGATGCGCAGCGTGGTAGGTGGAGTTTCCCTGAATTAAAGGAAATTGCCTATGACGAGCACGATTATTGGGACCCAGACATGGTGATCATAGAAGCCAAGGCCACGGGACAGCCTTTGATAGACGAATTACGTCTCAAGGGCATTCCTGCTTTGGGTTTTTCTCCGGGTAGGGGCAAGGATAAGGTCACTAGGATGCACATGGTAGCTCCTTTGTTTGAGGCGGGGGTTGTTTGGTATCCTTCGGACAAGAAGTTCCCTGAAGAGGTTATCGAAGAGGTGGTTTCTTTTCCCTATGGTGACAACGACGATTATTGTGATAGTATGACCCTAGCTTTGATGCGTTTTCGGCAGGGTGGTTTTATCTATCTGGACGGCGAAGATGACCTAGAGGATGAATGGAAACCTCGTAAACGGGAGTATTACTGATGGTGATGTCACCAGACATAGAAGTACCGATTGATGTTCCTATGGAGTTTCCTAACGGAGCCGAGGTTATTGATGACGGCATGGGCGGGGCGATAGTTCAGTCTATGGAAGAGATGCCTATAGATATACCTGATGACATTCCGTTTGACGCTAACTTGGCAGAATACTTGGATGAGGGCGTTCTTGGCGAGATATCCTCTGATCTTCGCGGCTTATACGAGGAAGATTTAGAGTCGAGGTCCGATTGGGAAGAGACGTATACCAAGGGTTTAGATTTACTTGGGTTAAAGGCAGAGGAGCGCACAACTCCGTTTGAGGGTGCGTCCGGTATTGTGCATCCCATGATTAGCGAGAGTGTTACGCAGTTTCAGGCACAGGCATACAAGGAGCTTTTGCCAGCGGGTGGCCCTGTTAGAACTCGTCTTATGGGTATGCAGGACCAAGCCCGTGAGGATCAGGCCAATCGGGTAGAGCATTTTATGAACTACCAGATTACGGAGATCATGGAAGAGTATGATCCGGACATGGATCAGATGCTGTTTTATCTCCCGTTGTCTGGCTCTACGTTTAAGAAGGTTTACTTCGATCCCACGAAGCAACGTGCAGTTGCACAATTCATACCAGCACAAGACTTGGTTGTACCGTACTCTGCCTCTGACTTAGCTACAAGCAATCGGGTTACGCATGTATTGCGTATGGACATCAACGATGTACGCAAGATGCAGGTTGGTGGTATGTACCGTGATGTTGATCTAAAGGAGGGCGGAGAGGTTGAGGCTGACTCTGTTCGTCAGAAGGTCAATGAGCTAGAGGGCCTGTCCAAGAACTATTCTGACGATGTTTTGACGGTGCTAGAGATGCATGCGGACATGGACATTGAGGGGTTTGAGGACATGAATCCTCAGACGGGAGAGCCATCGGGCATAAAGCTACCGTACATCATTACGATTGATGACAACTCGGGACAGATTCTGTCTATTCGGCGCAACTTTGACATGGGTGATCCCATGATGCGCAAGCGTCAATACTTCGTACACTATAAGTTTATGCCCGGATTAGGGTTTTATGGCTTTGGTTTAGTGCATATGATTGGCGGGTTAGGCCGTGCCTCGACAAGCTTGTTGCGTCAGTTGATTGATGCGGGTACGCTTTCGAATTTACCTGCGGGTTTCAAAGCCCGTGGCGTTCGCGTTCGTAACTCTGACGAGCCATTGCAACCCGGAGAGTGGCGGGACATTGATGTTCCGGGCGGTGCGATTAGGGATTCGATTATTCCTCTGCCGTATAAGGAGCCTTCGGCTACCTTAGCGCAGATGCTTGGCGGTTTGGTTGCGGATGGAAGACGCTTTATATCTGTAGCAGACCAACAGATATCAGACATGAACCAAGAGACGCCAGTTGGAACGACTGTTGCGTTATTGGAGCGTGGATCGAAGGTTATGTCCGCGATTCACAAACGTTTGCACTACGCGCAGAAAACCGAGTTTCGGCTTTTGGCGCGTATCTTCGCTGAAAACTTACCTCCCGTTTACCCATATGAGGTAGCTGGCGCACCCCAGCAGGTTAAGGCGCAAGACTTCGACGGCAGGGTTGACGTCCTCCCCGTCAGTGACCCTAACATTTTTTCGATGGCGCAGCGAGTTACATTGGCCCAACAGCAACTACAGTTGGCTCAGTCAAACCCGCAAATGCATAACCTCCATGCAGCCTATCGAAGAATGTATCAGGCGTTGGAGGTGCAAAACATTAACGAGATACTTCCTCCCCCTCCTCAACCGCAGCCAAAGGACCCTGCGATGGAGAACGCGGACATGATCTCTGGAAAGCCCGTCAAGGCATTTCCTCCTCAAGACCATGACGCTCACATACAATCTCACTTAAGCCTGTTAAGTTTACCCATACTACAGAAGACGCCCCCTGTTTTGGCTGGATTATATACGCATGTGTTAGAACATGTATCTATGAAGGCTCGTGAGACTGTTATGGAGCAGCTACAGGCTATTGCTATGCAGGCTCAAAGCCAGCAACTACAGCCTCAACAGTTTGCGCCAGAGCAAGTAGAAGCTCAGGTTGCTGTGGTAGAGGCTGAGTTAATGGCTGACATCATGCCTCGTTTAGCGGCGGGTCAAGACAGTGCAGCAGAAGACCCCTTGGTTAAGATTCGGATGCAGGAGCTTCAGATCAAACAGATGGAGGCGGAGCACAAGGCTGCTATGGATCAGGCTAAGATAGAGATAGAGGGTGCCAAGCTGGAACAACGTGCCGTTACTGACGCTGCTCGACTTGATCTACAAGAAGAGATAGCCGATAATCGCAATGCGGTTAATCAGGAGCGTATTGAGGTGCAGCGTCAGGCATCGATGCGAAAAGGGTAATGAGTCCAGAGTTTTTATGGAGCGGTGTTTTAACGGCTATTATTGGTGGCTTAGGTTGGTTTGTTAGAAGCCAAGTTTCTGAGATGAGCCGTTTGCAGATACTTTTGAATCGCACTAGAGAAGAGATGGCGAAGGAGTATGTCACGAAGGTTGAAAACACCACTGACATAAACCGAGTTATTGTGAGGTTGGACGCTTTAGACTCTAAGATGGATCGCATGTTGGAGAGATAAATGATTGATCCTGTGACGGCTTTTGCCGCAGCTAACGCCGCGTTTAAAGGCGTGAAGATGTTGGTTGGCGCTGGTCGTGAGATGCAGGACGTCAGCAAGCAGCTTGGGCAGTGGTACTGTGCTGTTGCGGACATAACCAAGGCAGAGTCTCAGCGTAAGAATCCAACGTGGTTGGATAAGAAGACGCACGGAACCGATAACATAGAGCAAGAAGCTATGGATATCGTGATCCGCAAGAAGACCCTAATTGAAAAAGAAAAAGAGATTAAGTTTATGCTGGACTATAGGTTTGGCTTGGGGACTTATGATGAGATGCTAGGCATGCGCCGTAAGATACGTGCTGAACGGGAAGAGACGGTGTATCGTGCTATGGAAGCCAAGCGCCAGATACAGAATAACATGGCTATTGGTGCGTTAAGCCTTGGTATAATTGGCGTTTTAGGTGGTGGTATGTATTTAATAGTGTTGGTTACGCAATGATAAACGTGCTTATTTTATCTGTAACTCTTGCGGGAGTAGCTAATCCAACGCATGTTCAGTGTCACTTATGGAAACGGCTTACAGCCGAAAACGGTCAAAAGGTGTGTGTTTATAGGTTCACATCGGGGTACGGTGGCTTGGGTTATCATTACCCTACAAAGAGTTTTTCCGAGTGTCCGAAAGTATTTAGTTGTCTTTATGAGAGGAAGGACAAGCGACCTAGCTTGTCGGAAATATTAGATGGCCTGAAAGGAGGTTTCTAATGACTATGGAGAAGTTTTTGGCGTGGAAGGTTATGCCTCGTCTTATGATGTTGGTGATGACTGTTATGTATATCAGGGTGATTGAGTGGTTTATGTCGTTGCCGCAGGATATTGTTAGTACGCAAGCTACTGCGCTGACTGCAACCGTAACGGGAGCTATGACAGGCGCGTTCGCCGTATGGTTAGGATCAGAGAAATGATGGCATTACTGGGAAGTTTACTTGGCTTCGGCAGTTCGTTCCTGCCGTCTGTTCTTGATTACTTCAAGGCAAACCAAGCGCAGAAGCATCGCATGGAAATGATGCAACTTGAGACAGAGCTTGCTCAAAACGCTCTGAGATGAAGCTTGTTGAGTTAGACAAGAAGGCAGACATTGAAGAAACAAGGGGGCTGTATGCACATGATCGATCTATTGACGCTGGAGGCTTTGTCAACGCTCTCAGGGGTAGCGTTCGTCCTGTCATTACTTATGCCTTTTTCGGATTGTTCGTAGCCACGAAGGTTGTGATTATGGTTAAGGTTACGCAGGCTGGTGGTGATTGGATGCAGGCCGTTGATCTAATGTGGGATGGCGAAACCTCTGGCTTGTTCAGTGCGGTATTAGCATTTTGGTTTGGTAATAGAGCCATCTCTAAGTACGCAGCCAAATGACAGATAAGGTGGTTCCTTTTCCCAAGCTGTCTGAGGGAGACCAACAGTGGCTTGAATTAAAAAAGCAACAGGAACTTATTCGGCAACAGGCTAAACTCATAGCAAATAAAGGATGAATCATGGGATACAAGTTAGGAAAGCGAAGCCTGTCAAGGCTAGAAGGGGTCAACGACGATCTGGTAACTGTCGTGAAGTACGCCATCGGCGTTACGAAGCAGGACTTCAGTGTGATCTGCGGCCTTCGAACGATAGAGGAGCAGAAGGCGTTAGTTGCAAAAGGGGCATCTCAAACCATGCGGTCAAAACACATTGACGGTAATGCTGTAGACTTGATGGCTTATTGTGATGGTGGAGGTCGTTGGGAGCTTAACCTCTATGACGAGATTGCCGATGCTATGAAGGAGGCTGCAGAGGCAGTGGGAGTAAAACTCCGTTGGGGAGCGGCATGGACTATTGATGACCTTGGCGCTTACGATGGGACCGCAGAACACGCTATGTGTTCGTACATTGATACACGCAGATCACAGGCGCGTAGGCCGTTCATAGATGCTCCGCATTTTGAATTAATGTTCTGATGTACGTCTTTGCTCTCTTGTTGTTCGTGGGTTATGGAGCGTCAAGAGAGTTGGTTGTTGAAGACATGTATTTTTACCGTGTGGATCACTGTAATGCGATGGCCTCACTTCTGGTGCAAAGATACAGTTCTCACGGTATTGCGGCTAAAGATCGTGCTGTTGCGTATTGTGTGCCAAAGAAAATTGACACAGAGAAAAGTCCTGTATACTAATACATATACTTTTATCTAGGGAGCCGGACATGGCGATGAAGAAAAAGGGCTACCGCGCTGGTGGCAAAATGGGAGTTAAAAAAATGATGGCTGGTGGTCGCGCTAAGATGAAACCAAAAGGCATGAGGGTTGGCGGTCGCGCTAAAAAGATGAAAACTGGCGGTCGCGCTAAAAAATAACACATGGCTTATTTACATTCTAACGTGCCTTATTTTAAGGCATGGGTGAGACGTGAGTATACTCATAATCATGAGCAGTACCACGGAGAGTTCCTGCATGCGATGGTGATAGGTGTGACTTCGATGCCGAATAGGTGTCTTAGTTTTCAGGTTATCTTCACGGGTTGCGAGGCAGAGGACGAGGAAGAAGACACAGTACATGGCGGAGCAATGTGGGCAAGAATGCCTATCACTGCGTTGGTGGCGGACATTCCTTTGGAGGAGTGGCCTGATCCCATGCAGACGTATGATGCTCAACCGTGGGATTGTTCGTCACATCATCATGCCGTTTACGTTATGGACAGAGCTACCCCCTGTCCTTGGATGGCGAAGATAGATGGAGAGATGTATCCGGCGAAATACTTATTTACCGTAGACTATACGGAAAGTGAGATTGCTGATGACCCTGCTCAACACAAGCAGTCGCATGTTCTCCAGCTATTGGATGCTGGAGATTGGACAGGGAATATAGTGGCGTTACCTAACAACAGAGTTCGGGTTACGCATCCAGCGTGGTTTGAGGTTGGGGAGGGTGCGCCAGATTTCAGGCCGTCTCAACAAGTACACTACTCAAAGTCTGACCTTGATTACACTCTGGACGTAAACAAGATATTCAATAACTTGTATCAGGAAGATTGATGGACGGTGTTGCATTAGCTGCGTACTTGTATAAGGTGCTGCGAGAGCGTGAACAGGAACTCGCGGACGCTCTAGCGAATGATGTTGCCAAAGATTGGGAGCATTATAAATCTTTGGTGGGAGAGATACGGGGACTTTCCTATGCGCGATCAGAGCTAAAAACCCTGCTGGAGAATAACGCAGAAGATGTCGAAGACCTTATTTCTTCCTGAACATCTCGCGCAAAAAATGAACAAAAAGAAGGCCGATGCTTCGGACCCTTCTATTGTTGATGGCGCGTATGTTGACGCCAAGGACCGAGTTCTTGATCCGGACCTTTTAGATAAATCTCTTCTTGATAGGCTACCTCAACCTACGGGTTGGAGGCTTTTGGTGATGCCCTATCAAGGGGCCACCAAAACCACAGGAGGTTTACATATCCCTGATGAGGTTAGGGACCGAGAGGCTGTGGCTACTGTGGTTGCTTATGTTTTAAAGCTTGGACCCTTAGCATATGATGATGATCCTTCAAAGTTTGGAACGCAGGCGGACCCTTGGTGTAAAGAGGGTGATTGGGTTTGTATAGGCCGATACTCCGGCTCTAGGTTTAAGATAGACGGTGGTGAAGTTCGCATCATTAACGATGACGAGGTGATAGCTACTCTTTTAGAACCTGATGATATTAAGCATATATAGGAGGCAACAATGGCAGAGGAACAGGCTGTTATCGAAGAAGAATCTGTAGAGGTAGAGATTGATGTTCCGGAGACAGAACCGGAACAGGCAGAACTTCCTTTAGAGGCGGAGCCGTCAAAGCAAGAAGACGGTGAGGAGCTTGAGAACTATAGCGCAAACGTTCAGAAGCGCATCTCCAAGCTTACGGAGAAGTATCGAAACGAGGAGCGCGTTAGCCAAGAAGCTACTCGCGTTGCTCAAGAGCTTATGAACGAGAACAAGCAACTTAAAAACCGCATGCAGAATTTGGACAAAGGATANTTGTCTGAGTATGGNGGTAGAGTTGAAGCTCAGATGGACGCAGCNAAACGNGTGTTCAAAGAGGCTCATGAAACGGGTGACGCGGATAAGATGGTCGAGGCTCAAGAGGCCATGTCCAAGATTGCCATTGAGCAAGANCGNTTGCGTATAGCTAAAGANCGTTCTGATAAGACAGAAGTTGNTNNNGAAGAAACNANNACTCCTGCCCCTGCTTCTCAACAGGAGAAGCCTGCGGCAAAGCCGGACCCAAAAGCACANTCTTGGGCTGAGAAGAACACTTGGTTTGGCGCTGATGAGGTTATGACCTATGCGGCTTTTGGAATACACCAAAAGATGGTAGAGCAAGAAGGGTTTGACCCGACTAGCGATGACTACTATAGTGAGGTTGATCGCCGTATACGTGTGGAGTTTCCGCACAAGTTCCAAACGGCGAACAAAACGGGAGGAGCACAGGTCGCATCCGCTGGCGCTTCCGCATCCCGCAGCACTGCAAAACAGGGGCGCAAATCGGTTAAGCTATCACCGTCACAAATATCGATGGCGAAACGTTTAAACGTGCCGCTTGAAGAATACGCTAAGTATGTGAAGGATTAAAAGCATGGCTAATCGAAAACCTCGTGAGAGCGAGACTCGTGAAACAAGTTCACGCAGAAAACCTTGGGCACCGCCCAGCCACCTAGAAGCACCTGATGCCCCTCCGGGGTATGTGCATCGTTGGATACGAGTCGCAATGCGCGGCGAAGAGGATAAGATGAACGTCCATGCCAAGCTACGCGAGGGATGGGAACCTGTTCGTTCCGACGAATATCCAAACTATGAGGCTCCTGTTATTGATGACGGGAAGTATGAAGGAGTAATTGGACAAGGCGGACTAATGCTTTGTCGTATACCTGCCGAGACTATCGACGAACGATCCGCGTACTACGGGAACCGGACCCGCGAACAGATGGTAGCTGTCGATCAGGATTTAATGAAGGAGCAACATCCTTCAATGCCGATATCTAATAGTCGGCAAAGTCGTGTATCGTTCGGAGGCTCACGCAGAGACTCCGACTAACTTAGAGGATTGCTATTATGGCAAATTCAAATGGAGCATTCGGGCTACGTCCGTATGGCATTCTAGGGTCCGCTGCTAACACCACTGGTACAACCGAGTATCGGATAGCTTCGGACAATAGTAACCCGATCTTTCAAGGCATGGCGGTTATCCCGCTTGCTGGAGGGGTCATTGACGATCTGCAAGCTGCGGCTGGCGGTAACGTCTCAATCGCTGGCGTCTTTAA